CCTACCTAGCAGTCACCACTAGGATTACGTTTTTTCGGAAACGTTAACCGGACACCTAGCTCAATGCTTGACATCACACAAAAACGGGGCCCACCGTTTTTGGCGCACGAGATGCGTCTTACATGTTTTACCATGTTATTTTTCACCGTCTCGTTCGGTTACCCATTTCCTAAAAAACGGGGGGGTCCTATGCAACAGGACTTGGGAGTGGGTCTGAATTAAAATAAAAAACAGGACAAGACTGGAAAAAAGATAATGAAAAATCTTCTCCAGCTGCTACAAAAGCATTCACTCCAGCAGTTTTTGCGATAGCATTAGGAAATGCTAGATCATGAAACGTGTTGAAATCATTATTTTCCAACACATTTGTTTGTCTAGCAGGGGCAAATCTCCTATTGTGGAAAAAAGGTATTTCCACTTCCAATACTGGATTCTGTTCTATCATGGTGCACTGCACACCTTGACCAGTATTTAACGTTCGATTCTTTACATCGAAAACTGCTTCCGATGGACTACCACCCGGATTGGCTACATTTGCAATTGTTTGAAAACTACGAACATGGTCCGCAACACGTCGCACAGACATAATTCCTTTAGTGTCCTCTCCAGGACTCGCATAAAGAAATTTATATCGAATACCACCTCTACGACACAAAAATATTGGTGTATACCAATGCATCATAGTAGTATCCGTATAATTATACGGCAAAATGTTAATGAAACCAGTACGATGTATGCCAGCTGTTCCAGCATGGCCTCTATACAAAGGATAGTCAGTCAAACCAACTCTTGTTCTCGTTTGTTTGTCTCCATCAATAGCATTCTGAGCAATGGGTAAATAATGTTCATAACGCTTCACTATTTGCCGTATTGAAGTTACGGGATCTCCAAAATACACCTTCTGTGCATTATCAGATACTGACAACTTAGTAGCCATTGAAGCTTCAATTTCCTGTTGTACAGGAGCACTCTCCTCTAATGTTAAATCATTATCTGCGTTATCCAAATCAGCTTGTTCAGAATACCAATATCCATCACCAAAATCAGGTTCTTCTGCTTGAGTTGATAAATATTGATAATACTTGGCAGTTTGCTCTGAAGCACTCTGCGGTTGATAAAATGTCACCCTTTGTAACATATCATCGGGATTGACAACTTCAAAGTCGTCTCCTGCTGAAACTGACACCAATACTGACACATCTGAAAGTGTAGCACTAGGTGTCGTTAAGTCATTAACTACAGAAACCATTAAGATTCCATTCGCTTCACCATGTCGTGGTGCGCCTAACGGAGTTGTACTAAATGGAACTGCAGTAAGTTCATCACGCTCAAGATATGAGAACTCCTGTCCCCAATTTACTGTAACGGTAAAATCACGTTCCTTTGCAAGATCAATGACATGAGTATACTGAGTATTATATTCAGTTACTCCACCAGCAGCAAGGTATGGTTCATACACTACCTTAATACGTCCTTTGTGAAAAGACGATGCTACTACCTGGAACCGATAGTTAATGGAACCTCTCCAATGCTTAAAAGGCAATGATGCCCAAGCCATAGGAGTATAATGTTGTTCACTTCCAAAAGTATCATATAACTTAGGTTCAACATAACAATTCCACAACAATGTCTCAGGCACAGCTGTTGTAGCCCATGGAAATTGAGTTAAATAACTCTCTCTCTTTGCTATACTCAGCAATGACATCTCATCACTTGGTCCTACACCGCAAGCAATAGGGTCAATAGTTAATTCTTGTTTAACATCATACGTCAATTTTGTAGATGTGTCTGAAGTATTAGTATTGGCCATATTACCAGCATAGGTAGGTTTATAAGACGATATAGGTGCTGTATCAACAGGTCGCGACATTCCAAACATTTTGGCAATGTTACCTATTGCACCAGCAGCCATTTCTGTTGCTAATGCAAATGGTCGTATCTGCGGAATAACCGCTAAAGCACCTGCTGCTCTTGCCACTACTGCTGAAGGTCCAGAAATTGGACCAGCACTAGCCTCATCATATTCACCCTGTTCATCCAACATGACTTGGGGTGATAAAGAACCAGGTTCCGCAATTGTTGGAATTGAAAGAGAAACATCCTCAGCCCACGCAAATATAGAAATGGTAACGGAATCCGAACCACCATTTGCATG